AACAAGAAATTCAGCTGGAGCGTATATAATTCCAATTGAAAATGAAAGTGTATTAATTAATTTCATACCTACAAAAAGAACAATGTTCGATTATTCTTTGGAATTTTTAAACAGTGTTAATTTTGAATTTTTTACCGAAGCACCCTTTTCAGATGAAATTCCTGAACCTACTTCATTTGAAGAAGGTACAATATTTAGAGTTGTTGGTGAAGGATTTTTGAACAAAGAAGATTATACATACTATGTAATTGATATGGGTATGGTTAAAAAGATACCTAATTATAAAACAGTTGAAGTGATGTTGTTTGAAAGAAATAAATCACTTGAAGATATTAGAATAATTGAATTGACTGAATTTGATGATTTACTTCATAATTCAATGATAAATAAACTTGTACAAGATGGATTTACATTAGAAGCAGCTACTGAAGAAGTTGCCAAATTTATAATTACAAATCAAAGTGATGTGATATAATGAGTTTATTCGGCGGTATAAGCGGATTAGTAGGAAGGTCTAAAAATTTAATAGGTGACATAGAAGACTTATCAGATCAGTGGTCGTCTGATATGGAGTCAGATTCTTTTTTTGACCAATTTGAAGATTTGTCAAAAACAGTAAGTACTGCGGCAACTTTAGCAAATGATGCCAAGCAACAAGCTGAAACTAATATGCAATCTTTAAGACAAAATGCTGAAACTGCGAATAATCAAGCATTGGCAGCACAATTGCAAAGTGAAGCAACCAAAGCTCTTGCAGATGCAACTTTAAGAGAAGCAAATTCACGTATATCAAGTGCTCAAAGAGAATTGACACAAGATATAAATGAACGTTTGGATACTGTAACTAATCGCCTGCAAGATTCTTTAGGTGAAAATGTGGGAGGTGCAATTGGTAATGTGTTAGGTGACGCAACTACTGGATTATTAGGGCAGCTCACAACTATATTTAGAGGTGAATTAAATGAAGCAGTTCGAAGAATTATAGATGAAACTAAAAAATAAAAATAAATGAGTTTAGACAGATACGCAAACATAGAAAAAATTCAATCGACCAACTTACCACAGACTGGCGAATTTATTACGTCTAAACAATTATCTGCAATAGATACAGAAATAGTTGTGCCAAAATTTACTACAATTGGAAGTGATGTAGTGAAGTTGTCTGCTGAAACTCATATCTATTCAATTGAAGGCGATTATATAACATCTGTTTATAATAAAGCGCCGATATTAGAATCTCAGCCTAAATCCCCATATAGCATACTTTTTGATATACGTGATATATTTAGGCAAGTTGGCATAAATCGTGGAAGTTATAAAATAGCATATAATTTATTTTCTACCATTGCTGGAAAACCTACATCTCCAAAAAATTATCCATTATATGTTAAAGAAATTTCTCCGGACAGAACTGAAATTCAAATTTCAATTAGAGATGTAAATTATTTATATGTCATTGAAAATTTAGCTTCCTATGCAGCACAACTTAAACAAACTTATACTTTAAATAACTTAGTTTTAAATTTTGGGTCGAATCGAATAAATAAAATTGTAAATTTTAGAACAAACATAAATGATTCGACTACAATATTTTTAAAGTTAAGTGCTCCAATAAGTACTGAAATTGAAAACTTGGAATCAGTTTGGGTAGATTATCAAATAATAGATTCATATATTGATACTGTATTTTTATCAACTCAACTGTTAGATGCCCCAGTAAATGTGTTAAAGGGCCCAAGGTTTGATGTAGATATAGACAATTATGATTCTCAAGCAACAATATATAAAAGTTGGGAAGATTTACTAACTTCAGATACGCCGACTACACAAAAAATACTTGATAATTTATTATCTGGGTCATCGCAGGCTGTACTAAATATAGATTATACAGATTGGAAAAATTTTATATTTTATAGTTCTGCCGAAGAAAGATTGAGTAACTTCAATTATAAAATGCAATTAATTGAATCTTATTCAATGGATAACTCAACACTTCAGCAATCTTCTGGAAGTGGTTCTTATTATGTAGTTTCAAATATTGGAACAAATCAAACAAAAATAAATTCTTTATTAGAATCATTTGATTCTTTTGAGAGATGGTTATATTATAGCCCAACTGGAAGTATATTTACACATGATATATCTGGGTCATTAACTCCATGGCCAAAATATGAGTTTAATAATAAATTATTAACTCACTCAACTACCAGTAGCATTGTTCAAAATTGGTATCAATCTAATTTATATTCAGCGTCTTTATATGACGAGACAAACTATAACAGTTTATGGTGGTCACTACCAGAGCATATATTGATGGATGAAAATAATTCAGAGTATCAATTGTTTATACAAATGATTGGTCAACATTTTGATAACATGTACATGTATATCAAGGCGCTGACTCAAATTCATGAAAGGGACGAACACCCAGAAAGAGGACCAAGTAATGATTTGCTATATCATATAGCAAAAAGTTATGGGTGGAATTTGCAAAATACAAGGCAATTATCTGATTTATGGTTATATAAATTAGGAACTGATTCAACTGGAAGTTTACAAGAATCGCCTGATTTTAGAGTAAGTGCACATGAAAATCAGACACAGCAAATATGGCGTAGAATTGTAAACAATTTACCATATCTTTTAAAAACAAAGGGCACATCAAGATCCATAAAAGCATTGATGTCAATTTATGGAATACCACAATCATTCATTTCAATAAAAGAATATGGTGGTCCTGGGATAGACAATGATTTGCCAGTATTAATAGAAGATACTTACGCATATAAATTAAATATACAAAGTGGTTCGTATGTAAAAATACCTCAAGACCAAATAAATGCATACATATATGGATGGGGTAATGGAGCATGGTGTGGCCAAACAGGAAGCGGAACTCAAGCGTTACGAACTCCAGACACATACGAATTTAGATTTAGCACGTTGCAATCAAGTTCATACGGCGCATATCCAATTCTAATACAAACTTCAGGAAGTTCAAATTCAGTAAAGACTGCATTAAGTGTTGTGTCGTCTTTGGCATTAGAAGGTTCGGCATCAATTTCAGGAAGTTATCATTATGGTAAAGTTTTATTTGAAACGTTTGGTACAACTCCAAGATATGCCTATAGTGATTATTTACCTTTATTTGATGGCGATTTGTGGACAGTTAGAATTTATGACACGACGCCTTTAAATACTGGAAGTGTAAATTCGGTAGTTCATATAGCAAGAGCGTCGGATAGTTTATATGGTAGAATTGCACAAGAATCTATTGTGTCAATGTCGTCTGATGTCTATAAAATTACAAACAATTTTTTAGGTGGTGGAAGTGGAAGTTTTTATACATTTTTAGAAACTAATTCACAAACACCTCTTTCGTTTACATCAAGTTTCTTTTCGGGATCAATTCAAGCGTATAAAGAATATTTTACTACATACGATGATGCGACATTTTATAATCATGTAAAAAATCCGAGAGCGTATAATGTAGATTCACTGTCAGGTTCGTTTTATTCATTATATCGTTATATTCCATTTGGCGTAGATTTACAGAGAGAAGATCATACTACACTTGTATTTGCATCAAGTTCTCAACCTGATCAAGAAACCTATACACCTTCATTAATACAGTATGTCAATTTTAAAGGTTCACAATATACACAATACACAAGTATAAATGAAACATATTATTCAGAAACTCCTCAAATAGCAGGAAGTACATTACGATCTGAAAAAATAAGATTGGAAGACAGTTATTTAAAATTTGAGTTATCCCCTCAAGCAAGAGCTGAAAATTCTGAATATGATGACAAACCAAACGATACAAATCGACTTGCAATTGTATTTTCAGTGGCAGATCAAATAAATAGAGATATTGCAAATCACATGGGAAATGAAAATCTTGATGAATGGATTTCAGACCCAGAGCATGAATTTGGAATTTCATATCCTGTTCTTGACGCTAAACGACAAGAATATTTTCAAAAATATCAAAATAAGTATGATATAAATTCATTCATACGAATTTTAAGTGCCTATGATTATACATTTTTTGAGCAGATAAAACAATTAGTTCCAGGTAGGGCAAACTTAATTGCTGGTATTTTGATTGAACCTCACATGTTGCAAAGACCAAAGGTTCAAATTTCAAAAATGCCCGAAGTTTCAAACCCACAATGGTCAGATACAATTGTTTATCAAGTATCTCAGAGTGGACAATACTTAACTAATTTCGATGAAATTTCATTGACAGGTTCATCTGAAATAGATTTCTTTTATCAAACTGCATCAATAGATTTTGGTGAAGATTTAGTTATTAATAGAAATTATATAACAAGTTCATTAGGTGAAACTGTAAGAATCAAAGATAACGAATTTTTAACAGTTACAACAAGTAGTTTCGATTTAAAAAATTCATTTACAGGTTCACAGTATCAAACTAAAACAGGAAGTGTTAATTTAAAAACGCCATTTGATGCAGCTTGGTATGATGTTCATTCAATTGAGTTTGATGTGATTGATAAATATGGCGGATTCAAATCAGGGTCACTTCAATTATATGTAACACAATCAAATCCAAACTGTAGGTATGAACGAAAAATTTATCATTATGACGCATATCTTCCAAGTGATTCATATTTTACAAGTTCATGGTTTCCAGTAACAGGTAATGCAATTTCGGGAAGTCAAGAACCCAGTGGGTCAAACATAAATAAAAATAAATTAAAAGATTATATTCAATTCAGTGAAAGTATAGTTTTAAAACAAATCTTTAATGCGGTAAGCGGTTCAAGATATTTATTAGATTTATATGCAATGCCAATTAATACATCAAGTATTGTCGATTTAACAGTAAAGGTATTTGAAACAGCAACGCCTGCAAATCAAAAATTAAATCAAACGATAAAAATAAGATATGGTCAGAAAAATGGTGCAGAATGGATAAATAGATATAAATTCGATTTTATTTCATCGGGTTCAACTACAATTCATGTATCAGCAAGTGCCCATACATATTTGTTTCCTGATGCTTCCGGATTGTATGATTATTTAACACCATGGGAAGAAGGATGGATTAGAAATGAAAATAAAGAACGTCGCCAATTTATTGGGTCAACTTATGAGGAATGGTATTATCAATATAATGAATGTTCAAAAGTTAATAATTTGAGATTCGGCGGTTGTAAATTAGAAGGTCCTGGAATTAATATTGACTCTCCAAATACAGTAGATGGCGGTCCAGTTGTCGAAATTAAACAAACTAATCCAAACTCCATATTTATTAATGGTGGAAATTCTGATGGCAATTTAAGAATTGAATGAAAAATTTCTAAATAATTGATATTTATAATAAAATAATAAACATAGGTATATATGGATGAGCAATATAAAAAATTTTTTGAAGATGCATTAGAAAAGTTTAAGATTAATTCTCCAGCAGACTTAAAAACAGATGCAGAAAAAAAGAAATTTTTTGATTATGTAGATTCAAATTATAAGGCAAAAACAGAAAGTTTTAATAAAAGAAAAAAACTTAAACGTTTAATTGAAATGGTCGTAAAATCCGAAATTAGAAAATATAAAAAATAAAATAAGGTAAATATGGGATACTTAAATAACTCATCAATAGTTGTAGATGCAATTTTAACAAGAAAAGGCCGTGAACTTCTTGCAAGAGGTCAAAATGAATTTAATATAACGCATTTTGCATTGGCAGATGATGAAATTGATTATACGTTGTGGAATGCAGACCATCCATTGGGTTCAGCATATTATGGTGCAGTAATTGAAGCTATGCCAGTTACAGAAGCAGTTCCTGACGAAACACAAGTAATGAAATATAAATTGGTAACATTGCCTAAAAAGACTGTTAGGATTCCAATTGTATCTGTACCAAATAGCAGCATTACTTTATCTGCAGGCCAACAAGATATTATTCGACCCTCGACTATAAACTACGCAGAAGGTAATTCAACATATGGTTATACAGCAGTATTGGCAGATAGTGATGTTGCAATTTTAGAAGTTGTGGATGCAGCATTAGGTACAAAAAGTGCATCGACATTGTTATCTGATATGGAACCTGGACAATCTGTTTCAGTTGTTGGAAAAACATTTAGAGTGAGAGCAAAATCAGCAATTGCTGCTGCAAAAACTACAACATTGACAATTTATGGTAATGAAACAGGTGGACAAACTGTTCTTACCATAAATGTCACTAAACAAACATTGAATACAACACCTGGTACACCACTTACAGGTGATGCACCTATAATTTTACCATAAACAATTAAAAGAGAAAATACAATATGGCAATAGGATTTGGAACAAGCGCAACAATAGATGGTGGATTAATTGATAGACTCCGTGAAACTGGAAAATCAATTCAACCTACGAATTTTGATGCAGATCAAATAAAACAGTCAACACAGCCTGCAATACAAGGAGTTATTGGAGGTTCAATACCTGTATTCAGAGATGCTCAAGGTAAAGATTATGTAGTTGATGAAAAAAACATAGTGTATGAAGTTGACCCAAGAAAAGATACAGGAATAAGTACAGGAACAGGCTTGGGTGCACCTCCATTTGGAGGTTTAGGAGGACCATCCCAATTAGGTAATGGATTAGGTGTAGGAACCGGTGGTGGTGGAATTGTATCAATACCTCCAGGTGCAGGTGTTGGTTCGGGTAAATTATTCAGTGTATTCAATTCAGATGATGTTGTTCCAAATCAACAAGAAACTGTAACACGAGCATTATGGACAGGAAATGTAGGTACATTAACTACATTTTTCACAAGTTCAGCACAAACGACTGCTCAAAAACAATATTACTTTGAAATCTATAATAGTTCATCTATTTCATCATGTAATTCTGAAGCTCAATTTAGTATTGCTTATGGTAACAGATTAGGTTCAGGTTCAGTTGATGAAGGTGGTCAAATCGATGATACTCCAACACGAGCAATTTATGGACAATATAGATTATTGTGTTTAGATCCTACGGATGAAGCATTCATATTTAATGGTCAGACTGCAAATTCTGTTTACATAGTTAATGTGAATAGAGCAAGAATGTTGGAATCATTGGATGAAGGAAATATTGAATTGAATTTGGCCCATCTTTCTGGGTCTCAATGGATTGCAGTTAGTGGAAGTAATTCATTTACTGGAAGTGCAATTAGATTAGCAGGAAACGGTAGAGTATTGCGTTTGATTGACGACTCATCAATAAATCCAGCCACAATAAAAAATGGCGGCGAAGTTTATAACATGGTATCAGGTTCAATTGAAGATGGAGTTTTCAATTCAACAAACCCTGTAGTTTATGGACAATTATTCAAGCGAAAAGGTGTTATTGTATTGAATGGTGCAATGTTAGATGCATCAGCATCATTTGGAACAGCTACACCAAGAGAATTGGACGGTGACAATTTAAGAAGATTCTTTATATCTGTTTCAGGTTCAGCATTATATACCGATGGCAGTGGTGATCGGTTAGGATTTACAGGAAGGGGATCTGAAAAAGTAAAATCAACACATTATTTTGTAAGAGTCAAAAACTCTGATTATAACTTTTCAAACAATCCAACATTTGTAACAGGTAGTGAAGGTGATTTGAGACACCCAGATATGATAGCAGATCCTAAAACTTATATCACGACTGTGGGATTGTATAATATGA